CCACTTGTAACGATTGCTCCTGCTTGATAGCCAACATAAGTACCACCATAAGCCGCATGAGATGCATTTGCTGTTTGTGAGCCTATAGATGTAATTTGTGAGTTAGATGCACTATTACCTGTTCCTAACGCTTGATAGCCGATACATACATTATCTTCTTGTGTTGCTTGGGTTTCTAACGCTTCTCTACCAATAGCCACATTATTTCTTGTTTGATAAGGTGAGCCTGTTACTAATGACGATGCTGCTAAAAATCCAATAGCTGTATTTGAATGTGCATCTGTTGCAGAGCCAAGAGCAGAAGTACCAATAGCAATATTGTGACTTCCTGTTGTAGCTGCTGTTAATGCTCCATTACCTATAGCAACACAATCATCTCTATCACCTGAACCATCAAAAGCTGTGTGTCCAATACCAATATTTCCATCGCCTGTTAATCCATAGCCTGTGTTATAACCAATCATTATATTATTTGCTACACCTGCACCTGCTGCTCCTAGTGAGTCTGTTCCGATAGCAACATTAAAACTTCCAGTTGTAAGGGTGTCTGCTGCATCGAAACCAACTGCAATATTTGAATCGCCTGTGGTTAAGGCTTCAAAAACATTTATTCCTAACCCAACATTNTAGTTAGCACCATCAATCGTGCCTGTGGTCGCATCGCCAAGCATAATGGAGGAAGTACCAAATGTTTTAGCATCTGATAAATCATTAATAGAACTTGCTCCACCTGCTGCATCTTCCCAAGCTACTCCACTTCCTGTTGAGGTAAGCACTTGTCCATCACTACCTTGTCCACCATTTACTTTAAAGTTTTCAGAATCTACAAGACCTGCAAAAAAACTTTTATATTTTAAACTAGCTGTACCTAGGTCAATATCGTTATCTGTTACTGGAGANATTGAACCATCTGCCATAGTGAACTGAGCAGTACCACCTGCACTAAACGACATTACATCTGCTGCACTAAAGAATAATCCTGCATTGACATCGCCTGTATTACTAATACTAGGTGCTCCTGCTGAACCATCTGCAAAAGTAGCCTGTCCTGAAACATCTAAAGTTCCATTAATATCTATAGCTGTTGCAGTTAAATCTATTTCGTCTGTTGCACCTAAACTTAGTACAGTTGCACTTGAGCCTTGTACAAATTGACTAGCATCATTAAAACAAAGTTTATTAGTTGAATTTAATGTTAATCCTGTTCCATCTGTATGAGTAAGAGTGGTATCTCCATCTGCTCCAAAAGTTACAACTGCTGAGTCAGAACTAAAAGTGAGATCATCAGTTATAGTTAAATCATCTTGTACTTTTAAATCTACAACACTAAGACTGGCAAAAGCATCAACAACTGCTGCTCCACTACCTGCTCCATCTAAATAAACTGCTTTTGTATCGCCTGGAGGTATTGTTACATTGGCTCCAGAACCTTGTGAAATAATAATGTTTTGAGAACCACTTGTTCCATTTTCTATAAATTGCATACGCTTCATAGTGTTTGGAGTAATAGTAATAGTACAAGCTGAATCTAGTGTGCCTGTATATTTAAGATACATAGCTCGACCAGCATCTGATGCACCATCTGCTACTACAGTAGAATGTGTATCAGCATTAGTAGTTATAGCTTCTGTACCAAAACCTAACGCTTCACCAATTAATTCTAAGTTGGTATTTGTAGTTGTACCCCATGTACCACTAGCATCACCAGTACCCATTTCATTGAGTCTTAAATTGTTTACATATGTACTTGCCATATTATTTCCTCGTATTAATCATAATATAATTTTTAAGCAACTTCACTCCAATTAGGTGTTTGTGAAGTGCTTATTGTTGAATAGTTAGGTGTTTGAGATGTATCTACTAATCCCCAAACTAATAAATTTGTAATTTGTCCTGTGGCTAATAAACTTTCTACTGATACATTTGAATCTGCTTGTACTGTTTCAGAACCAAGTGCAGATGTTCCTTGTAATCCAGTAATTGAAAGAATGTTATTTGTAACTAATCCTAAATTTCCTAAAGCTGTTGTAGCAACTACATTAGTTGGAAATACATTTGCATCACAAGTTACTGTTTCATCTCCTTGTGAAACAGTAGAAGCATTACCACTTACACCTGTAATAGCTGTACCATTAGCAATAACTGTACCAATAGCACTTGTTGCTGCTACTCCAGTTTCACTAACATTAGCATCAGCACTTACAGTTTCAGTACCTAAAGCAGTAGTTCCTGCTATTCCTGTTATTGAAAGATTAGCTGCACCTGTAACAGTTTCAGANCCTAATGCTGTTGTTCCTACTAATCCTGTAATTGCAACATTTGCTGCAGCTACAACTGTTTCTGAGCCTAAAGCTGAAGTTCCTGCTACTCCTGTTAAAGAAACAGGTATAGGTTCGCCAAAAGTTCCTTGACCCCAAGTACCTCTACCCCAACCAGTTATATTAGCCATTGGCTAATTTAAGCTATTCTAATAACAGCGTTACTTGCATCAGCAGTTGGAAAAGATATTGTAAAACTTCCAGCAGTAGAAGTTTTATCACCACCAAAATCAAATACAGCAACTGCTGGATCGCCTGAAGCAGTATCATTGTAAATCATACATCCTCTAGCTGTAACAGTAGCTGTACCAAAAGTTAAATCAGCAAAGTCAGTAAATGCAGTAGTGCCAGATGTTGATGGATTTACTCTGGTTAAACTAGCACCTTTAGCAGTATAGTTTGTTCCAGTTACTTCATTGGTTGTAGTGTAAGCAGTTGTGGCTGCTGACATAGTAGCACTTGAAGTATACAAAGCTAATTTAAAATCATTACCACCTGAACTTAAAAAGTTGTGTTTTGCTTCTAAAAGTTCTTTTTTAAAGCTAGTTGCCATTGCTTGTGTTATTGCCATTATATTCTCCTAATAATATTTGCTAAGTCTTTATGACCTTGTTTTTCTAATTCATTACATACTGTGCAAATGTGATTTTTAATACCTTCTTTTACATAATATGTAATAACCATTTTTGTTCTATCTTTAAATGCATGAGCCTGTGCTTTTATCATTGGATCAGCATTATCGCTTATAGAAATTATTTTATCTGTTGCCATTTCTGCAACTTCTTCAGCAGTATGACCTCTATTACTAGTAGTTTTTACTCCTAAATTTCCTATTGATATTTCAAATTTATCAGTTTGCATTAATATTTTTTTGGTTCTACAGAATTTAATTCTAAATCATTTCTATTAATTATACCAACTGGCTTAAGTTCTTTTTCTAACTGCATATCAGATAGATTGCATACTTTCATACCTGCACCATTTTGATAAGAAACTTTAGGATCATCTAATCTATGATAACCATAAAGTTTTTCTTTAAAACCTATATCAGTATCTAATAATGTAGATCGTGGTGCTACTTCTATTTGCATACCAGCATCAATACATTTAGATAGCCAAAACTCAGTGCATGATCTACCAGCTTCTGCAAAATGCATATTACTTCTATAGGTAAAATCTATACCAAATAAAGATATTTTTTTAACTTTGCTCCATAAAGCATAAGCTATTGCGTATGGAATAGTATTATTAAAATAAGAACAACCTAAATCACCTACAATAGATTCTATTGGATACTCTACTGTAGTAGGAACTCTATTATCTAATTCACAAGTATAAATAGGAAACTCGCATTGAGGTAAGTGTTTACGCATCATTGGAGTCATAGTTCCAGCATCTTCAGTATCTAAAAATCTACTCATAGGGTCTAGAATAAAAGCTCTATCTATTCTAGGTAAAACACCTATCATTGCATTTATTGCCCACACTTCATCAAATTCAACGCTGTGTGTTTGTGCAAGATGAAAGTCTATTTGACTTTGACCCATAGCAACTATTGCTACACTTGAACCTTCTAATTCTTTTATAGGCATTTGTTAGGCATTTATTTTACGCTGTCCATCTCTGTAAGCATCTTTACGATTGTATCCATCTGATTCTAAAGTTAGTCTACCTAACGCTTCTTGAAATCTTTTTTCATAATTTACAAGAATATCTGGCTCACCTTTCATAAAGGTATAGGCTTCACATAAAGAAGCATATAATAATACTTCTGGTGCATTTGTTCCTAACCAGCTAGTGCCATCAGCAGAAGCTGATATAGATTCAGGTATATAAAAATAATGTAACTCTACTGTAAATCCTGAGCTTGGAGTTGGTCCAATAATAAATGTGTCATCATCAAACTGTGCGTAATGTTTTGGTGTTCCTGTTGTAGCAGCTACAGGATATGCTTCTCGTATAAAGCTAACATCTGTATTTAAAAGATAGCTGTAATTACTATCACTATCTAATACTGCTAAAGAATATGGGTATAAATAATCACTAGGAGCAGATAAATATTGATTACCAGAAGTTAAACTACCAGTAACATTTTTTCTAAAGTTTGGTAACTCAACAGATTTAATAATTCTTTGTTCTGCTTGAGTAATAATAGTTGCTAAATCAGCAACAAATGTTGATTCTGTATTTTGCGTATAATCTTGTATNGCTGATTTTAATGTTGTATATGTCCAACTCATGATGTGCTCACTGTTACTTTTCCTATTTCACCTTTAATATCTAAACCCATAGTGCTTGAGCCAAATTCTGTAACTCCACCACCAATAGGATCAAAAGCAAAATATCTTGTTGATTCTGCTTCTCCTGTATCTACTCTAGGATTATAAAGACTTTCATTATCACTGGTATCTATATCACCCAATTTAAGTTGTGGTTGATCAATATCAAAACATTCATTGCATACACGCAAACCATTTCTTTTGCTATCAACAATTTCATATTTGAGATCATTTAATTTATAAGAAAATCCACAACGATCACATATTCCTAATGCTTTTTTACCTTGTGCGTACATTAGTATATTTTCCTAATAGTATAGTTGAATGGGTTTATAGAAGATTTTATGTATGAATTGCCTTCTATATCTACACCTCTAAGATAAGTATTATTAATTTTAATTATTTTTTTTAGTTGAATAGTAAAAGTATTAGACATATTGCCTTCTTTGTCATACTCAACAACTCTAACTTCATACTGTTCTTTAGTAATTTTATAATAAAAATCTAATAATTTTTTAAACATTATTGATAAAAACTAACATCTGGAACAAATCTAACTGGTGCTTTTTCTCTATCAGCTTGAGTTACTTCTTCCCATAGCTCCATATAGCGTTGTCGTATCATAGGAACTCTCTGTTGAGCTTCTGGCGACTTACAAGCTAAATTATATGCTAAAGCATAAGTTAGGCATGGAAGATATCTAGAAGGCACATCAGCATTTAAAGTGCCGACTGTACCAACATCTTCTATGCGTTTTACATAATCGTAAACAAGTGTATATGTTTGTGCTGAGTCAGGAGTTGCCCAAAGAATTATTTTTACTGCATCATTGTCTTTATCTACAAAAAACTGTGTAGGTTTTGATTGAGTAAGTTTTTTAGCTTGATGTGCATATTCTGTTCTAGATATGCGATTTAATCTTTGATCAAACTGTTTAGTAGTATCTGCTGCATCTGTTCTTATAAAAACATCTACAATATCTAATGCACTTGAATCTACTGTGTAGCTACTTGTACCTGCAGTAAGAGTTGTTGAACCTTGTTCTATAGTCCATAAGTTAAGACCTTTGTTTTGCCATTCTAAAAATACAAGATTAAGTGCTCGTTTAGCACTTCTATAGCTATAACCTGAACGCAGTTCTAGACCACAAAGATCATAAGACTCTTCCATAATTTCACTTATGTCTAAGTTAAATGCTGTTGTTCCACTTGTTGCCATAGTAATCCTGTATTAACACTTCCACCTTCTACGAGCCTGTCTTATTCTAGAATTAGGATCGTTTTTAGTTTTAGCTGAACTTCTTTTAAGTTGACCTAATGATCTTGCACAGTAAGACTTTCTGCGTTTTGCAGCCTTACTACCTTTTTTTACTTTACCTGTTACTGCTGTTTTAAGTTTAGAACCTGGATTTGCTTTGCGATAAGCTGCAACTCCTTTTTTGGTCATACCAGCACCAGACTTAGTAGAACGATAATTAGCTCCTTTACCTTTAGTTGTTTTGGGTATAGGGTTTTCTCGTTTTCTTTTGGTCATGCAAAAAAATTATTAAATATCACCTTTGCCTTTTTTACCTTTTGGTAATCTAGGGTCTGGTCTTACTGATTGTTTAACTTTTGCTATCTTAGAAGGTCCAGTAGTAGGCATAGTAGGCATAGAAGGTGTTCTTCTAACTCCCATTACTCCACCAGCTCTTGCACCTTTAGTTTTTATTTTTCCACCAGCTCTCATACCTTTAGTTTTGTTCTTTTTCATAGCTGGACCAGTCATACCGCCACCAAACATTTTTTGAACATATTCTTTATACGATTGAACTTTAGCTTCTTTACCTACTTCAGTTTTTCCCCTATTTCTATAGCCAGTATTTTTTTTACCGCCCATTTTACCGCCTTTTGAACCATTTTTACTTTTCATAAGTTACCTTTTAAATTAAATAGTTATAGTACCCTCTATAAGGGTACTATAAACAAAGTGAGTTATGCTACTTTTTAGTAGCAGTTTTTTTAGACTTACCTTTTTTAGCTGTAGCTTTTTTTGCTGGAGCTTTTTTAGGTGTTTCCTTTTTTGGCTCTGCTGCTTTTTTTACAGCCTTTTTAACAGGTTGTAGTTCTGCAACTTTTCGTTGAGCATCTTCAAGATCAGGATCAGGACCAAAAATTGGTATCCATATTCCATCTTCACCTTCTTGAAGAACTTTATATTGAGGTGGAAATTCACCTGTTTCTGAAATAATATATTTCATAATATCTCCGATTAATCAGAATATACTTTAACCATTTCTAAAACAATGGAATAAGTATCTCCTGAGCTATGACCCTTAGTAGTAAAAAGAATATCTCCAGTTTTACCACTCCCTGCATTATTTGAAAGTCCACCAAAATCTTGAAAGTCCATATGTCCATTACTACTTTCAGCTAGTTCCATAAGTAGAACATTGCTTGTAGCATCAAGAAANATTTGAACTGACATACCAACAATAGCATGACTCACTCGCATTACTCTAACTTCTGAGCATGAAACACCTTCAGAGTTAGCAGCTAAAGCAGATACATCTACTTTAGCTACTGCGGATTCGCCACTACCATCGCTGACATTGGTAAACTTCATAATACAATTTCTTTCACCATCAATGATGGTTTGTGAAGTTACTGCATCAGCCATAATTTACTCCTAGCTAAAACTATGAGAAACAGTGCCATCACCAAAGACATGACCATTAAGAAGCCATATGGCATCTGTAATAGCTACACATCTAATATGACCGCCAATAAAACGACCATCAGTGTCAGCATCCATAGTTAATCTATAGTCAGCAGCAGCAGGAANATTCCANCCTGCAGTNTCGATATNTTCATTAAGAGCTACTACGCTTCCTAATTCATCTTTATCAAGCTGAAATACCATTCCTTGAAAAGTATCTGCACTAGAAGCACCTTGTAAAATAAAAGAGC